AGGGCTTATCGTATCCAAAACCCGTGGAAAACAACGTTTCAATCTCGCCATACAGCACCCGTATCTTGCTCGAACTCGACAATCAAATGCCATCCATACCATTTCCGTTTGAAAACCCAGGCAGACAGAACTATGCGAATATCACAAAATGCCACGAGGAATTCCCACGATCGTCGTGTTTGTACCGGAAACCGGGGAAAGGATTTTTCAAACCGTCTGAAACACCTTTGTTTCCAACGGTTTTGGTCGGGCTGACAGGATTTGAACCTGCGACATTCTGTTATATCTGGTGGTTTTTAGGTTTGGTTTGACAGAATGTTTGGAGATTGAGAAACGTTGGTATTTCAACGCTTTTGCCATCCTGTAAATTGTGACTGGTTATGACTGTATGGAACGCAACGTGACGGTCTTTGTATGCGGTTTGTATGCGGAATAAAGAAAAAGCCCCTCCCCCAGCAATGCTGAGAGAGGGGCGCGTGTTACATGAGGGTACGAATCACTCACGGTTAAGTGTTGGGCCTGAAACAGGTGCAACACTTATTTTTCGTTGGAACTGTCCGGCTTGGCTGCCGTGAGCTGGCTCACGCCGATTAGAGCGCCGACGAACAAACCGATCGCGTTGATGGTCGTAACGAGTTCGCCGCAGTGTGGCAGTCCCCATTGCGGGCCGACCGCTCCGACGAGCCATGCGACGGCCGGCAAAGCGATCAACGCGAACCACTTGAGTATGTCGTATACCCTGCCCGGCAGCAGGTAATCGGATTGCGGGCTATTGGATTCATCCATTTTTCACCTCCTTAAACATTGCGGTAACCGTCTCCACAACGCTTAAAGTTGTGGAGACGGGAGTTTCAGCGCAGGTACTGTCCGGGATAGATAACGTATGGGCTGCGGATGCCATTGCGTGCGGCAGCCGACTGCCAGCCGGAGCCGTAGATGCTCCACAGGCTTTCGCCGGAACGGACCACATGGCCTCCGACCACGCTCGAAGCGGTGGACGCGGACGCGCCGCCATAGGTGACGGTCTGCCCCGGATAGATCCGATTGACGTCACCGCTCGGTACACGCCAGGCGGACACCGGCTGGAGTCCGGTCCTCGCGGCGATCGCACTCATGGTGTCGCCGGAACGGACCACGACGCTACGCGAACCTGTGGCGGCCGTTCCGCCGGAACCTCCGCCGAGGCGACTGTTGACGATCTGCATGACCGCCGCGTAATTGCCACCCAACGCCTGCCTGCGGGCCGGATCGTTGCCGAAGTCGCCGCGGATGGTGCGCGCGGCCAAGGCGTTCAGGTCGACCGTCGGAGCGGTCGTGGGCTGAGGTTTCGGCTTGACGCTCGGCAGATCCGCCGCGCCCTTGTCGTCAGGGTTCGCGTACTTGCGCCATGCCGCGCGGTCGCCACGGAACTTGTTCAGGTCGAGTCGTCCAGACCAGCCGCTGAGACTGCCGTTGGACGTGTACTGGCGCATGACCTCGCCGCGGGCGCCGATATTCCACGGCGCAGTCTGGTAACCGGTGACCATGTTCGTGGCGTACTGGGCGATCCAGATGCCGCAGTTTAGTTCGGTCTCCATGCCGGCGACCTGCCAGTAGCCGGAGTCCATCGTGTAGATGATGGGGTTCACGCCCGTCAGTCGCTTGACCTCGCGCGCCCACCTGCGTGGCCACTGCTTGTCGCCCCAGGCGGCGTTGTCCTGCGCCTCCCAGTCGAGGATCAGTACGCTTTTGCGAATATATCCTCGCACGTTGTCGACGAAGAACCTGGCCTCGGTCTCGGGGTTGCCGCCGCGCGCGTAATGGTAGACGCCGGTCTCCTTGCCGCTGTTGACGGCGCCGGCGAGCTGACGGTTCGCGTCGGTGTTGACGCCGTTGGACAGGCAACCACCGTATACGCCGCCGGACCCCCATGTGGTGCCGACGATGACGAAATCTGCCGGCACGGTCGCGGTGTCGATGCCGCACTGCCAGTTCGAGATGTCGTATCCGTTCATGTCGGCCATCGCGGCTGGCGCGACAGCCATGGAGATGGAGACCGTGAGCGCGGTCAGTAGCTTGCGCCATTGTCGGCGTGGATTCATGTGCTTGTGTCTCGGTTTGCCTTTGTTGAGGATGTTCAATTCCTCTCCTTTCCTTTGTCCGTACCGTCCGCCTTGTACGGACGGTGTGGAAATCTTTTGAATCTTTCAATCTGTGTTCGCGATATGCGCGTCACGTATGTCTTGGATCATCGAGGTTCCGGTTCCATTGCCGCCCAGACCGTGGTAAGCGGCATATATTCGTTCCGCGCTTTGCTTCAACGGAATGCTCGCAACACCACCTGCATCGACCATCTGACGGTGCAGAGCCTCGAGTTTGCAGAACAACAGTTCCCTGACGCCCTCATGCAGTGGATCGTGACGTTGGTCGACCTTGCTCAGAATCCAGGTGACGAACACGCCGCTGCCTCCGCTGCCGATGATGGCGACAACGATTGCGACGATGGTTTCCTGGCTCATTGGGAATCCTTCCGAAAGGAAAATCCCACACGTGGCTACCGTTGGAAGCTGCGATAACCACGTGTGGGATTTTGGAGGTTGAAATGTTGTTGGGAACGTTTGTGGATGAGGTCTGGTGGCCCTCCTGCGGGAAGCTTCGCGAGTGCACGAGGGTGGGCTACGAGTCGGCCTACCGCTGCCACATCCAGCCGAAATGGGCTGACGTCGACATGGAGTCGATCACCGCGAACGACATCGAGGAGTGGCTCGGCTCGTTCAATCAGGCCGGCGCCGCGCGCAAGGCGTGGGCCGTGCTGCGGGCGATACTCCGACTCGCCTATCGCAAGGGAGTCACCGACAATGACGTGACACGTCGTGAAATCAGACTGCCGCACCTGCGGCGGTATGAGCCGCGCGTGCTCGACGCCAGACAGGTAAGACGGCTGCTCAAAGGCTTCTACGGTCACGCGTTGGAAGCCTGGTTATTGGTCTCCGTCTGCGCGGGACTGCGCCGATGCGAGTCCGTCGGCATTGAATGGGCCGACTTGGATTTACGCCGGGGAATCGTGACCGTCAAAAGGTCAGTGCAATGGGTCGCTGGACATGAAACGGTCACCGACCCGAAGACCGACCAGAGCCGACGGACGGTCGCACTACCACGGTTCGCAGTCAAACGGCTCGCGCAATTGCGCCACGGCAGAACCGGCAGGCTGGTCGGCGATCTGAACGCCAACCAGGTGGCAGCTCATTACACGTCATGGTGCCAACGCATGAAACTCCCCTGCGTGCCGCCAAGGAACCTCAGGCACACCTTCGGCACTCTGGCAATCGCTGCGGGAGCCGATATCTCAGTGGTCGCACGACAACTCGGTCACAGCGACATCAAGACAACCGCCCGCTACTATCTCCGCCCCGATTTGTCCGTGCTGAGAAGTCTGCAGCGGGCATGGGAAAGACTCATCATCGGAGCCGCGTAGCTTTCCGTAACCCTTTCCGCGCCGAACACGAACTGGAAAGTGGATTACCGCACCGCCTTGGTCGGCAGGATGCTTCTAGTCGCATTCCACGCCAATCGCCTCAACGCCGATTGGAACGCGGCGAAAGAGTGGGAGGTGTCACAGATTCTCAAACTCCCAGCCGGTTTGGAGGCGGCGTTCGAGGTACATTGCGCCGCAATATCCAATTCGAGCATCGGATTGCATGGCGTCGAAGTGCAGGTGGCGCAGCACACCATCGCCTTGCGTTCCTCGGGAAAGATGACAGTAAGCGCAAACTGGGGATGGGTCGAAGGCTGTATCACGGTGCCACTTGTCTAGGAGAACGTCACTCCACTAGGAATCGGCATGGAAAAACGCTGCATCAGAATGTTCTCCCTGCCAACCCCGCCAAGTAACGTAATACTGCCATCCGGATTCCAATTCGCTTGCTTGTTGTAGCGCGGATCCGCAAGACTTGATCCAACACATCCCAGTCCAATTGTGGCCGATGGACGTATCCCTGACTGATATAACCAGACCGTATAGTTCGAGACTTCGACGGTTGATTTGAAAGAGCTCAAATCGACATACAGCATGTTGCCCTTGACGGTAATCGTGTTGGATCCACCATATAGGGCGCCAACAAACGATCCTGTGTCCTGAAACTTAAAGGTAGCAGTGAGGGCTACGGAAAGCTATTGCAGTGCCATCCAACAGCCGTGCGCCGTGGAGTAAGCGGATTTCGGGTCGCCAAGCATCTGCACCTTCCCATCACGCATGACAAGCAGGCTGAAACCGCAGGACGGGAACGATATGATGCTCTGGTCGGCGAGCGGGCGGAACGCTTCTGGGATGGTCTCATTCGCCGTCGAGTAGTTCTGCTGTCCACTGCCGTCGAACTTGACGTTGCCGTTGATCGTGACGATGCGTCCGACGCGACATAGAGTGAGTCTGCTGTTCGTGTATGGAGGTTTCCATGGCTGGGTTACGGAATCCCACAGCTGGCTCATCGGAGGCAACTGCTTGACAAGCATGACAGGAGTTCCAGCGATGATGCCACTGATCGGAATGCGGGCGATCGGAATCCATACGGTGCCGGAATTGTTCAGGATACTACCCGACGGTACCGTGGGGTCAGCCGCCGTGCCACTGGTGGCGGTGCCCTTCAGCACCGCGAGCGCGATCGTTTCGATGTTGTTCGAGTCTCGCGTGTATTTCACGCAGATTAGGTCGTTGCGGTTCCGTCCTGTGACTCCGCTTTCGATGGTGACGGTTTCCGCCGCGGTGACGCGTGCGTATCGTCCTTCGATCACAAGGTTGAGGACCGGGACGAGCGCCTTGTTTGCTGACTGCATGGTCACGGCGGGGAATTTGCCGTCGCCGCCTTGCAGCAGGTAGTTGCCGTTTCCGACCAGTCCGGCCTGCATGGCTCCTTGGTCGCTGGATGTGATGTGCGGAGCGCCGGCCTTGCCGGTGATGAGATTCATGGTCATGGTCATTCCTTCCTATCTGTTGTGTTGTTGAGGTATGCGGCGTAGGCGGCGTCCTGCGTGGCTGCCAGCGCTTTGAACGTCTGCCAGCATGCGGTACAGACGAGCGCGCCCTGTGCGACTCCGTCGACGGTGGTGTGGGTGATGTCGTGCCAGTCGCTGGAGGTGCGTGGGTCACCGTCGGCGAGGTATGCGGAGGCGTGGCATCGGTCGCAGGTGTATCTGGTGATGTTCGTGGTTCGTGCCATTGATGTTCCTTTCTCTTTCAGGCTGTGCGCTGGTAGATGTGTCCCGGAAGGATGGTGTTGCATTCCTTCCAAGTGCCGCCGTAGGTGGTTCCCGGATTTGTTGTGGCGGTGGTCCAGTAGAGGGAGCCGACCGGGTGGGCGGCGATGAACGCCTGGCTTGCGCTCATGCCCGTCTCGCCCTTGTCGCCCTTCGGGCCGACGAGTCTTGTGTTGGAAACCGGTTTGAACGTCACGTTTTTCCCGGTGGCTGTGATCTGCGCGTACATCAGGTTCTTGCCGCCATTGGTCATGGCGAAGAAGTATTCGCCTACGACCGGGGCACGGTTGAAACTGAGTGCCCGCCAGTCAAAATCCGAGCATGCGGACGTCCAGTATCCGGATAGTATGCGTGTGATGATCAAGGCAGGCAACCCGGTCTCGCCGCGTTGGCCGGCCTCTCCTTTCGCTCCGGTGGCCCCGGTCGCGCCAGTGGCGCCGGCAGGGCCCTGCGGTCCTTGCACTCCCTGCTTGCCTTGCGGTCCGGTGTCGCCCTTGGGGCCTTTGACGTTGCCGAGCAGAATCTTCGTCATATGCGCTCCTTACTTTCCGTCATTGATCATGTAGTACAGGTCGCCCGTCGCCGGATCGTAGGAGACGGGAGCCGCCGACGCGGTGGTCGTATCCGCGTACACGGCGTACAGGTCTCCGTTCGGGTCGACCTGCAGTGTGAAGAATCCGGAAGTTGGCGCCGTCACGCCGCTGGCACCCTGCGGTCCTGTCGGTCCCTGTGGGCCCTGCAGTCCCTGCACACCTTGTATTCCCTGCTTGCCTTGCGGCCCGGTGGGGCCTGTTGCTCCGGTAGGTCCGGCAGGACCAGTCGGACCTACCGGGCCAGTGGGACCGGTGGGGCCTCCTTCTCCGGAGGGGCCGACATCGCCTTTGTCACCCTTGTCGCCCTTCAGCCCTTCAGGACCTTGCGGACCGGGAGGGCCGGCAGCTCCAGTGGCTCCTTTAGGCCCGATCTCGCCGGTATCGCCCTTCACACCCTGCGGGCCGACGTCACCCTTCGGACCCTGCGGGCCGACAGGGCCTTGCGCACCGATGATGGACTGCCTGGAAACCGTCTTCCCTTGGAACTGGCCGCCGGATTGCGAAACGCACTGCCAGACGATGCTGTATTTTCCGCCACCTGACAATGCGGTCGAATATTCATTGACGAGTGGTGTTCGGTTCAACCATTCGCTCACGTTCCCCGTGAAAGTGGATCCCACCGGATATTCGCCGACGAGGGATTTCTTCATCACGAGCGCCGGAAGGCCGACGTCGCCTTTAGCTCCCTGAACGCCCTGCGCTCCTTGCTTGCCTTGCGGGCCGGTGGCCCCGGTATCGCCCTTGTCACCTTTGGGGCCTTTGATGTTGCCGATCAATAGTCGCGCCATGTGTCACCTTTCCGGGATGTCCACGTACAGGTTCCCGCTCTCGGAGTCCCAGACGAACGAGGGTGGGTTCGTGTTGTCCGGATAGTTCACGTACAGGTCGCCGTCGCCTTCCATGCTGAGCGTGAAGAAGCCGTTCGAGGGGGCGGATACGCCGCTGTCGCCCTTGTCACCCTTCTCCCCTTGCGGGCCCTGGATGCCTTGGGAACCTTGGATGCCTTGTCTGCCCTGGGGGCCGGTCGCTCCCTGTGGACCCGTGGGACCCTGCGGACCTGTGGAACCCGTCGGGCCTTGCGGTCCCGCCGCGCCGATCGCACCGGCATCACCCTTATCGCCTTTCTCGCCGCGTATCCCCTGCAGTCCCTGCGGGCCTTCGGGACCGGCGACGCCTTGCGGCCCTCGCTCCCCGGTCACTCCTTTCTCTCCCCGAGGACCGGTGGGTCCGGTCGCTCCGGTGGCCCCCTGTGGTCCTGTGTCGCCCTTGTCGCCCTTCTCCCCTTGCGGACCCTGGTCGCCTTTCGGAAGCCCCAAATTCAAGGTTTTGTCGCTGCCGGCGCCCGTGAGCGACGCGCTTGCCTGCACGCCTGGTGCGAGCGTGTCCACCGAACCGATTCTCAGGCCGGTGAGATAGTCGCCCTTCGGCTGCTTGCCCGCCAACGCCGTATTAAGCGCACCGATGTCCTGTCTGGTCACGTCGGCGCTGAAGGTCCAATTATCAAGCTTGAGGCCGGCTCCCGCGTAGTAGGCGTGGCCACCATCCCCGATGGAGGATTCTCCGCTGTTGCCGCCGGCGCTGGCACCTCCGGATTCGTAGGTGACGGTGAGCACGCCTCCCGAAACCTTGACGATCTTCTTGGAGATCTCGGCAGTGACGACGAGGCCCGTGTTGTTGTCACGGCCCGTGACCAGGTCGCCAACGTCCGCGTCGATGCCGTCGGGAATGTCCACGTCGATGGTGCTGGTGTTCCGAAGTTCCTGGAATTTCTGCCTGCCCTTGTCCTCGAGCTCGTCGGCTTCGGCGTTGGACAACTCGTATGTGGCGGTGCGTTCGTCAAGGCCTTTGAGGGTCTGCGTGTGGCTGAACGTGCCGTTCGCGTCGGCATACCAGTGGATGACGGTACGGTCCTTGAGTTCGCCCTTGCCCAGACAGATGAGATGGTTGATCGGGTGCGCCGCCTGTTTGGCGGCGAAGTCGATGAGGTCCGAGTCGATGCTGTCGCCGATCGTGCGGACGGGCATGGCGCTCATGGCCACCTTGTCGCCGTCATTACGCAACCGGAGTTTGAGTCCGCTTGCCCTGAGCATCTTGACCAGACCGCTGTACAGGTCCACGTACCGGTCGAACTGGCAGGTGGTCTTGTGGTCGGCGCTTTCTTCGGTGACGGTGAACAGGCCTTGCAATCCCGCACGGCTGACGAGCGTGCGCATGATGACGGGAATCGTGCCGGACAGGGTGAGGTAATCGTTGTTCCTGTCCGGTTCGATGATCTTCGAAGCGAGCACTCCATGCCAGTCGCGGCCATGCCATGTGACGGTGGACAGGCCGCCGTCCACGTCGACATCCGTGTCGTCGATGATGCCGCCGTACTCGGTGCCGTCGATCATGATGCGGCTCCCCGCCTTGAGCGCGGCGTCTTCGACCTGCAGGTCGAAGTCGTTCTCCCCGCTACCGAACGCGAGGTCGAGCGTGTATGAGGCGTGGCTCGCCACGGGTTTGCCTGTGGCGTCGGTGACGATCAGGTCCATGGCGGTTCGCTCCTTTCCTCGCAGACCGTCAAGTCGAATTGGAATCCTCCCGGCCAGCTGATCGGCTGTGTTCCGGGCGCGAGCGGTTGGAACACGTACCGGCCGGAATCCTTGCCCGACCCTCGCACGGCCTGCGCGAAGCAGTTTGTGGCGAGACCTGTGCCGCTGACCATGGTGACGGTCCTGACATCGCCGGTGCCGTCGATTTCCAGACGCGAGCCGGATGGCACGGTCACGTCGACCTCGTACCGGTTGGTTCCGATGATGACGTACGGGTTTGTGCACGGTCCGAATATCGTGAGCTTGACCGGCTGCGGGATGGATGTGTCGTTGACGATCTCGGCACCCAATGCCATGCCGGCGAAATCATGCGGATAATCATATGGATAGTCAAGGTCGGCGGTTCCGGAATCGTATCGCGGCGTGAAATGCGTCATGGTCGGACGGCGCCACACGCCATCGGCCAGCACGATGGTCAACTGCGTCTCGACCATCGTGGGCGTGATGGATTGCGGTTCGCTTTTCGTGATCCACGCTTTGGCTTCCCATTCGCCGTCGGCCACGAGCGTGCCCGGGTTCCCGGATGCCATGTCGGCGTCCGAGAGGCGGCGCAATAGGTTGAGCGTCTCCGGAGAATCGTGGATCTTCACGGTGATGGTCGTCTCGCGTGTCTTGCGTGCGATGCCCGTGATGCCGCGCGAGACGAGGCTGTAATCCCAGATGCGGGCGCGCAGTCCGGTGAGTGTCTCGCCATAGAGCGGCCCTTCGAAACCGATCGACTCGCCTGTTGCGCCGCTCACGTAGCTCAGGGTTCTCATGCCACGCTCCTTACGAGTCTTGCGAAGTCACGTTGGGTGAACGGCCGGTCGTCGGCCGTCGCCGCTTCGACGGCTTCGATCAGCGTGTCCATCCTGCCGATGACGGTTTCCCATAGTCTGTCGGAATCCGATGGCGTGGCCGTGGTGACGTTCAATCGTCCGGTCTTCGCCCAGTCCGTACCGTCGAGGCTCATCGAGGAGACGAGCGAGTCCATGGACCGGTTGACCACGGCGGCTGAATCATCGATGCCCAATGCCATGCCTCGGCCGATCATCACGCCGACCTCGTCACGCATGAGGCGTGACGGCGAGTGGATGCCGAGTTTGCTTTTGACAGCGGAGATGGCGTCGTTGACGCCGGAGAGCAGGCTCGACGCGATGCTGCCGATCTTGCTCTGGATGCCGCTGACGATGCCGCTGACGATGTTCGCTCCGATGCTGAGCATGCGGCCCGGCAGGGAGGAAAGGGTGCTGACGATGTTCTGCACGAACTGCTTGCCGGCCTGCGACGCCTTGGTCCCCATCTGGGACGCCCAGTTGGCGACGCTGGAGATCGTCGCGGACAGCCAGGAGCCGATTCTTCCCGGCAATTGGGCGAGGAACGTGCCCACGCTCGTGAGGAACCGGCTGCCCGCCTGGATGGCCTGCGATGCCATGTTGGAAACCCACGCCGAGGCTGAGGCTACGGCTCCCGCGAGCCAGCTGGCCACATTGCCGGGCAGCTGGGTGAGGAACGTGCCGACGTTCTGCAGGAACTGCGTACCCATCTGTAGAGCCTGCATGGCCGTGGACGACACCCATGCGCCGATGCTCGCGGCGGTCGAGGCGAGCCATGCGGCCACGTTCCCTGGGAGTTGGGTAAGGAACGTTCCGACGTTCTGCACGAATTGCATGCCCATCTGGAGTGCCTGCGCGCCGAACGCGACCGCGTACAGCGCGATTGACGTGACGGTGTAGCCGAGCCAGTAGGCGATCGTCTCTGGCAGGTTCATGATCGCGTTGGCGAGGTTCGTGAGGAACTGTTGGCCTGCCTGCAATGCGGACTGGCCGAGGTTCACGGCCCATGATGCGACGGCCGACGCGGCTCCGGCGAGCCAGCTGGCGATGTTGCCGGGCAGTTGGTGGAACCATTGTCCGATGCCTTGGATGGCCGACGGGAGCGTCGAGGTGAAGAACGTGACGATGGTCTGGCCGATAGAGGTGACCTTGCCGACGGTCGCCTGCCAAGCGGATGAAAGGAACGACGTGAACGACGCCCACCACTGCTGTCCGACCTTGGTCTGAGTGAAAAACCATGTCAACGCGGCCACGGCCGCCGCAGCTGCGGTGATGAACAATCCGAACGGGTTGGCGTTCATCACCGCGGTGAACGCGACCTGCACGGCTGTCGCCGCCTTTGTGACTGCAGACCATGCGGTCTGCGCGGCGGTGACGATCTTCAGTCCGCCTGCCATCTCCTTCAAGGCCGGGACGATACCGCCCAATTGCATCATCAGATCGACCGTCTTGGAAACGCCGGTGGCGGCCGTCGTCAGTGTCTGCGCGCCGGTCGTGACGGCCGATATCGCGGTCGACACTCCCTTCAGTCCGGCCGAGACGATGTCCCAGCCCTTGACTGCGAGCAATGCGATGGTGATGGCCTTCAACGCGCCGGACACCAGTGCGCCGTTCTGCTGAGCCCACTGTCCGACCGACTGCAGCCATCCTCCCACCTTCATGAGCACGCCGGTCAAAGTGTTCAACAGTCCGGCGAAGCTCTGCGCCGCGGAACCGGCGGTGCGCGCGCTGTCGTTGAAGCCGAAGGCCTGCGAGACCGCGGCCGCCAATCCGGAAACCAGCGAGCCCAATCCGGAGATGACGCCGGTCAGGCTTTCAAGGAACGGCTGCAACGCGCCCGTCTCGATGAACGTGTTGACGAACGTCTTCGCCCATCCCGCCGCGTTCGACAACGCCTGCGCGACCGAAGCGACCACTCCCGCGAGCGCGCCGGCGGTTGTGGAGAACATTGTGGCGGCTTCGCCGCCATTGTTGAGTCCACCTATGAGTGATGTGATTGCGTTCCAGAGGCCAGTGAGTTGGCTTTTGAGGCTGGCCGTCGCCGAGGCGAGCATCTGGAAACCGGGGATGTTGGCTAGTGTGTCGCTGAGGTTTTTGAGTTTCGCCTGTGTGGCGGGTATCGCGTTCTCGAGGCCTTGTTGGAGTGCCGCGCCGACCTTTTGCAGGGTTGGCGTGACGGCTGCGGTGAATGTGTCGATGAGTGGGATGGCTTGGTTGAACAGGCCGCGTAAGCCGTTGAGAACTGGTGTGGCGGCTGTTTCTCCGAGTCGGCTCAACGCGGCTTTCACGTTGGCCAGGGCGCCGGTGAATGTGGTGCCTGCGGATAGTGCGGCTCCGCCTAGGCCTTCCTGCATGGCGTCGGCGAAGGTTTGGAAGTCGATTTTGCCGTCCGAGACCATGTCGGACACTTCGGCGCTGGTCTTGTTCAGATGCTTGCCGAGCATTTGGAGGACGGGGATGCCGCTCGACATGAGCTGGAGCATGTCGTCGCCCTGGAGTTTGCCTCGGGCGGCGACGGAACCGAAGATCATGCCGATGTCGGTGAGGCTTCTGCCGCTGATCTGCGCGGTGTCGGCCACGGTCTTGAGGACCTTGGTGAGCTGGTCGCCTTCCTTGATGCCGGACGCTGACAGGCTGGCCGCGACGGTGGCGGCGTCACCCAGTCCGAAAGCTGTGCCCTTGACGGAGGCGAGCGCGTCGTTCATGATTTCGGTGACGCTCGCGCTGTCGTGGCCGAGGCCTTTGAGTTTGGCTTGCGCGTTCTCGATGTTGAGGGCGCGGGTGAAGCCGCCTTTGGCGGCCAGGGCGGTGATGCCGCCGGCGAGGGTGGCGATCGCGCCTGTGCCGACCTTGCCGATTTTGCCGAATGCTCCGCCGATTTTCGAGATGAGGGTGTTGGAGCTTTTCTTGGAGGCTTTGTTGACGGCGTCGCCGATGTCGCCTTCGATGCTTTTGCCGAATCCTTTGCCGGATGGTTCGACGTGGACGTATGCGACGCCGATGTCCTGTGCTGCCATCGTGCTCCTTGCTGTGTGTCGGGATTCCGATGGCGGTCGGGATCAGAGGTCGTCGTTGATGTGGAAGTAGGCTTTGAGCCGTTCCCTGTCCTCGCGTTGACGGCGGGTGAGGTTGTGCGTCGGGGTTGGCGGGTGGAGTGGGTCGTGCTCGTGGTCGAACCATGGGCGTTTGCATTGTCCGGACAGCGTCCAGACCGCCTGTTCGGCTCCGTCGGGCGCGTAGACGGCGTTCTGCAACGCCATCCACGAGTGGCTTGTGTGGTCTTTGAGGATTTCGCGGGTCAACGCCCAGGCGAGTCCCCAATCGACTCGTGGACGTTGGCCTTCAACCCATTCCTGGAAGCGTACGGGCCTGTATATCTGCCCGTACGCTCGGATCCAGTCGTAGGCTAGTGCCGCGCGGTGGTTGTTCCAGAGGTGGGCGAGGTAAACGCTTTTGGGTCCAGTCCGGATTCGTCGGCCCATGCCTTCACCGTGGCGATGAGGTAGGCGATCGGACGTTCCGTCTTGCGTAGCACGTTCCAGAAGTTCGGCTTCATCGCCTGGAAGTATGCGAGGAACGCGGCCATGCACGCGCTGGTCTCCTCGTCGGAGAGCGTCGGTCTGCTCTTGATCAGGAGGATGGTCTGCACGAGTTCGATGGGCAGTTCCGCGTTGTTGAGGTTCGGCAGGTCGAGTTTGACGCCGGCGACCTCGAGGTGCACGTCGGGTTTGAGCTCCTCGGCGTCGGAAAGGTCGACTTCGACCATGTGGTAGGTGTTGTCGCTCATGTTGGCTCCGTTCTGATGTTGGCGGTTGGTAAAAGGATCCCGTGCCGTCGACCGCCATCGGCGGCACGGGAAGAATTGATGGGCTACTTGGCGTCTTCGGTGACGAGGCCCCATGCGTGGAACTGTTCGCCGTTGGTGCCCTTGAGCATCTTGAACGTCATGCTGAAGTTCATGATCTCGCTGGATTTCAGGCTCACGTCGTCACGGTCGCTCACCTTCGCGTTGGTGCCGTACAGGAGGAAGGGGCGGTCCCGCTGGTCGAGCGCGACCAGGACGAGGATCCATTCCTTCTTCAGGCCGGCGCCCTTGATGCTGATGCCGCCGTCGGATTCCACATCCACGTCGAAGTAGGCGGACACCACGTCCTTGCGACCCTCCATCGCGGCGAGCTGGAGCGTCCAGTAGCCCGGATCCGTGTCGGACAGGACGATGTCGCCGTTGTGCGCCTTGTAGTCGGTGCTGTCGCCCGGTTCCGGATGCAGTACGGCGCCGTCCTCGGTGCTGTAGCCGATCGGCTTCTTGTTGGACGGCGGCGTCCAGTTCACTCCGGTCGGGGCCGTGAACGTGCTGTCGTCCTTGGGGAACAGGAACAGCGCGTAGTTCTTGATCAGGCGCACGTTGCCTGCGGTGTTGCCGCTGGACACGTACCCGTAGTCGGTCGCGCCCTGCGCGGCGACGGTGGTTTTTTCGTTGTTGTCAGACATTCGTCTGCACCTTTCCGTTCTTCGCGTGTGGCGGCACGTTGTCTTTGGTTGTGTTTCAGTTGACGGTGACCTCGAGCAGGAGCACTCCGTACGCGCACACCAGCCTCTTGTCCTCGTCAGTCATGCGTACCGGCCCGGATTCGAGTGACGCGTCGATGAGCGGCGCGACGGTTCCGAGCCCGATGATCTCCCTCGCGATGGCCGCCCACACGCGTGCGGCCTTGTCCCAGTCGCCCGTATGGTCCTCTCTCATGCAGCGCACGCTCAACCGCAGCCGCACGTACTGCGAGATTGGGGTGCTCATGCCTTGCATGGAGTCGGCCAGCGTGGCTTCGGTGAAGGGAGGTTCGAGGTCGCTTCGTTCGATGGTGTCGAACGTCACGTCCGGGAACAGTGTCCTCAGTTTGGGCAGGAGCAGGGGTTCCGTGCGCCGGGGAGTGACCGGGATGCTCATACGCGCATCCTTCCGAGCGTGTCCTCCAACGTGCCGTGCGCCTTCTCCACCGGTGCCGGGCAGATGATCGCCACGCCGCTACGGTTCGCGCCGTCATGGTCGCGGACCATGCAACGGTCATCCTCTACGGCGGCCTCGGCCGCGTCCCTCATGCGCGAGCGCAATGTCTCGTTTTTGAGGACCTGTTGGCCGAACGCCTTGCGATTGAATACGAATCTGCATCGTTTGGCCATGCTTATCCTTCCCGTTCGCCCACGGTGATCACGTCGCCGACGTGGCGCCCGTGGAGGTTGTCCCACACCTGCGGCTTGCCCTTGACGGGCAGCAGCCGGCCCCTGACTTTGATCAGGTCGGTGGCCTGGATGCCGGTCGGCTGGCTACCGCGGATGTGGATCGTGTATTCGATGGTCTGCGGGCTGGCGTTCTCCTCGGTCTGGTCGGTGGTGGAGGTTGGCGCGACCATCGCCTGGAACGTGCCGACGCGGACGGGTTTGCCCTGGATGGGGTTGCCGTCCGTGTCGGTGGTGGACTGGCCGCGCCACACTTCGATGGTTTCCACTAGGACGTCTCCCCCGTTGCCATGTCGACGCTGAACGCGCGCTGAGCGTTGATGCCAAGGATGCGTTTCTCGTCGTCGCGCAGCCAGAGATCGCCGGTGGGCGCTCCGAAACTGTATTGTTCGCTGAAGCTGCCGGTGGTCTGGTTCATCTGCGTGATGCCGCCGGGAATGTCGTACGGGTCGGCCTGCATGATTCTGCGGACGATGTCGCAGGTGATCTTCGTCAGCAGGCGTGGCCGTTCTTCGAGGAGCCGCCGCCAGATGGGCGAGCGTTCCTTGATGTAGTCAGTCACGTCCGCGAGATGCGTGTCGGCTTTCTGACGTTCCTCGTCGGTGAGCTTGTGCCACCTCCGTTCGAGGTCGTCGGAGGTGGCGAACACGTCTGGTTCGACAGTCATGTCGGACTCCGTCAGGCGGTGAGCAGGACGAAGCGGTTGATGTCGCGGATACGGAAGCCGACCTCGATTTCGATTCGCACGGCGAACATGTTGTGCTCCCACAGGTTGACCTGCTTGCCGTCGATGGTGATGGACGCCTGGTCGGAGATGCTGGTCTGCATTCCTTCGACGGAACCCCATGCGGCGGAGGAGAATTCGCCGCACACGCCGAGGATCTCTGCCTTGGCCGGTCCCGGTGTCTCGGATACGGCGGGCACGTGAACGCCCTTGCTGATGTAGGTGCGGTTGCCGAGCACGGTGCTCACGTCGGAGGCGGCGGTGCCGTTGAGGAACAGGGGGCGTCCGTTGTTGTCGGTCGCCTGCCGGAGCACACTGCGACCCTGGGTGCTCAACGCCCAACCGTCCACGGTTCCATCCGCTTCGGACACGAGGTCGTCGGCTTTGTTCAGGTTCTTCCACACGTCCTTGCCGATGCTGACGGTCTGCGCGCTCTTCAGGGTGTCGAAGTCCGCTCCCGGAGCGTCGACGAGACCCATGATGGTCTTGTCGAACGTGCGGGCGATGGCTCCCGGACCCTTCGCGACGACTTGGTCGTAGAGAGCGCCGAAGTCTCGGCGGAACTGGTTGGAGAACGGCATGATGACCGCGATGGTGTACGGCAGCATGTCCTTCTTGCCGAAGGTGACGCCGCTCTTCGGCTTCTCGGCGCCCTCGTTGACCCATGCGGCCTCCGGGTCGCCGATGATGATCGGCACGCGAGCGCCGTTGCCGGGCAGTTTCATCTCCGGCACGAGCTGCATGAACGCGCTCTGGTATTTTGCGGTCTGCCAGATCTCCGCCTGGGTTTCAGGGGTGAGGTCTAGACCGTTGCTTTTTCGTGTCATGGACGGATCATCTGTCATGGTTTGTCCTTTCAAATGAATGTTGTTTGCTGGTTGGCTCACAGGAGCGTGTTGCTCATGGCGTTGACGAAGTCCTCGCGGCTGGAATGTTTAGTCTTGGCCTGTCCGGTGCGGGCGCTCTGGTCCGCGACCGTGCCGCGGGAACGCATGTCGGCGAACACCTTCATGAGTTTCTCGGCGTATTCGCCGATCTGCTTCTCGTCGTCGCCCGCGAGGACGCTCGGGTCGGTGATGCCGTGTTTGGCCGCGACGTTGGCGCGTATCGTGGAGAGCTCCTTCTCATGTTCGGCCTGTTTGGCTTCGCTTTTGAGCTTCTCGTTCTCTTCGAGCGCTTTGGAGAGCTTCGATTCGAGGTCGGCGGTGTGGCCGGCCTTCTCCTTGAGCTCCTCGTAGTCGCTTTTCCTGCCGCGTTCCCTGCCGAGACGCTCGTTGATTATGCGGTCGACTTCCTCCTGGGTGAAGGTCTTCGGCTTCGCGTCGTTCACGTCCTTTGGGGCCGGAGTGCGCTGTTCCGGCTCCTGTTGGCCGTCCGCGCCGGTCTGGTTTTCTTCTGCCATGGTTGGTGGCTCCTTTGCTTGTTCTTGGTTTCCACGCCTGACGCCGGCGAGTGGGCGGCCATTCTTGTTGGTTTCGCGCATGGCTGCGCCCCGCCCCATCGCTGGGGTGTGAAAGGTAAAAGAAAAGCCACCACGTTTTCGACGTGATGGCTTTCTGGGATTCAGAGATTTCCCAGCGCTTTTCTTCGCGCGTATTCGGACCGCAGCTCGTCGGTCGACACATAGTCGCCGACGGACCAGCGCTTCTTTCCTTCGTTCCTGACCCATTCATATTCGTCCTGCGGCATGGAGATGTCGCCATACTTGCGTTTGATTTCCGCAAGATGGCGCTCATCGGTGACTTCCTTCAAATCACCGGGCATAAACGTGAAGCGGTCGGAACGATCCATAGGCTCAATCATAGCAGTCTCAGATAAACGATCGGCCTGCCGTCGGATGCTCCAAGCCCTTCGAAACGAAGAGTCCTTCCTCTCGGCAGGAGAATTTCGTATTCTCCCGGATGCTGAGTGATCGGCTCCACATACACGCCGGCGCTTCCCGGCGGTACCAGGATTCTTGTAGCGATGCGGTCTTCCCCATCAACGTCAATGCCTCCCTCCTTGATGCTGGTGGCCATGTAGCCGATGTGTTCGAAGGTGCGACCGGTATTCAAATCGAAAAGCGACTCCATGTCGTTGACGTGGAACGTCGACAACCGCATCTGCCTGTCGACCGTGAAACGTTCTCGGGTGATATGGTCGGATATCGCTTCGTCGATGCATTCGACCTGATGGATGACGTCTTTCGACGGGTTTCGTCCGCCGAACAGGTAGCCGTTGATACTTTTATAGCTGTCTCCGGTCCAATCCATCAAAGCCGCGATTTTCTCGTCGTTGGAGAATCTATCTCCGGGCATCCTGACGCTGTAATCCGACAATCTCGATAGTTCGGAAGCATTGATCGGAATCGATTTGCCGCTCCATCGAATCGTCGGTTGGGCAGTCACACCATCATTGACCTCATCGTGATAGATGCGTCTCAATTGGGCTAGCGTGTCACGCCAGTCGCCGTCATCGCCGGCCGCAGCCTTGGCTGCCTGGTACATTTCACGATACTTGTCCGGATCGTATCCTTTGAGTTTGCTGCTGCCCCAGCTTGGCACGATGTCGCAATCGCAGTCAGCATGGTATTGCATCTGCCGTCCGGCGGTGTCCCCGCTCAGGTAGGCGAAGCCACGCGAGGCGAGCATAAGGCAGAACGCGCATGTCTTAGCCCCTCGCGGCACACGCGCCCAGCGAGGCTTGGTGGGATCGTTGGCCACAGCCCTCTGCATGGTCAGCCGGCCGACCGTCTGAACCAGATTCTGCACGTATTCCAGCGCCTGCTCCTCGTCGGCGAACGTTGGCCACAGGTCGTCGATGGTTCTTCCGGCGTTGTTATGCACGACGCCGTTCTCATCTGGAATGACGTCCTTGTAATGCAATCCCATGAAGTCGGTGTTGTTGAAACCGCCTTCCATCTGCCAGACCGCACGGTCGGCGGTGATGGTCGGCGGCTCGTATTCCGGCATGTCGATTCCGCCGTATTGCGCCCATAGGTCGCGCACATGGCTGTAGTAGTCGGATGCGAGTTTGTTGGCCGCGTCGGCGTACCGGTTGATCTCCGCTTTGATGAGTTCCTGGCTTTCACCGTCCCAGACAAGTCCTGAAACGCTGTTGCCTGCCTCCTTCTGCAAGCGGCTCATGGTGTTCGTGTAATCCTCGTACAGGTCGTTGAGGTCGAGTTCAAGCCTTCTGTGTTGTTCCGGAGGCAGGTTCAGACTGTTCAGGCTCATTTCCGCCGCCTTCCGGTAGTTTGAGGCTGACCGGCGTCATGCCGGTGAATTCAATGCCTTTCAGTCCAAGCATCGATGCCGCGGATTCCGGTGTCACCCCGGCTCTGATCGCTACTCCCAGTGCGTCGAAGCTGTCCTTCAGCCCCCCCCCCGCAACAGTTGATTGCGTGGAAGCGTCGGTCTGGCGTTCCCCGTCGTCCTGCGTCTGCTCCGTCTGTTGGCGCATGCCGCGAATCTGGTCGAGGACCTGTCCGGCTTGAGCCTTGCGCTGGTCGGCCTTCAAGCGGACGATCTCGCTTCTGCTCAATCCGGCGCGGGTCATGCCGACCTCGCTGTTGGCGAACGAGTCGATGCTGCCGGCGAGCTTGCTGAACGCGTCGGCGCTCATGGAGCTTGACGGAGTGTTGGGGTTCTTCCAGTCGACCTGCAGTTTCATCAGATCATCGTCTGACACCGATGGATCCTGCATCCGTGCCACAAGACGGGCTGCCTGCAGGATCGATTCACCGAAATCCCGGTCGCAATGGCGCGCCTCGATGATCAGGTCCTCGCGCTGCGCCTCGGTCGCGTCGGCGGACGTCGGGTTCGCGTCGGACACGATGCCTAGCGAGCTGGCGGGAATGTTCATCGCGCTGGCGAACATGGCGGCCCAGCTTTTCAGCATCGTCAAGTGCGGGTCCATGCTGGACGCGGCCAGTTGTGTCACGGTCGGGGACTGCCCGTCGATGTCCTTGCTGATCATGTTGTAGCGACCCATATAAAGCTTTAACGCGTCGTCCGTGCCCAATGAGGCGAGTTCTTCGGAAGTGCCTGTCAGCAGGATTTTTGGGAACGCGTAGAATTCGGCATTCGCTTCGGCGCGCACGATGGTGCGGTTCGCGCCGTCGATGATGGCCATAGCGTCCCGGCTGATGCGGGAGCGTCCGAACGGTTTGACCTCGGTAGCCTTGTAGGCGAGGCGGAACACACTGCACTCGTTGTCGATGGTGGGTTGCTCATCGTCCACGCGCCACCAGTAGCCGAGACGGCGCTGCACGCTGATGTTGCGGTCGGGCATGTAGAGCACGAGTCCGGTGGCCTCATTGTTGTCGTCGACGTCGGTGATGGCCATGCACGCCCTGACCCGCCGGTCGGGGTAATCCCAGACGGCGGCCGAGCTTTCCGCGGTATGCGTGCGGATGAGCGGTCTTCCTTCGAAGTCCCGGACGACGCTGAGGAACGAACAGCCGTGAATGAGCGCAGTCTGGATGGCCTGCTGCAGAACGCTAGTGAATCCGATGCGGCTCATGAAGTCCTGCAGTTCGAACGGGTCGTCCACGCCCGGCGAGACGAATCCCTCGAACACGCAAAGCTCGGCGAGCATATCCACAGCCTTGCGCGCCCACCCAAGCGGCGTGTAATGATCCTTGATGGACTTCGGCACAGTCAGTCCAAAATCAACCAGTGGCTCCTTGGCCTCGTAGTAAGCGGTGAGTGTTCGGTTGCGGCTCGCATGGCGCGTCCACACCTCGGCGAGTTCACGCAGCAACGCGTTCTCCTCACCGGAGAGTCCGTCGATGTGCGTCGGCACGACGAGTTTCGGCACCGTTCCGGCTCCTCCCGTAGGTTTCCACCCGTCCGGCGCTGCCGTTGTCTGGATGTCGCTCATTTAGATTCCTCCGATAATCTGTCGTCTTCCCGGATGTCGCTTCGTCGTGAACGCCCCATACAGGGCGAGTGTGGTGGACACGAGCGGCGTGATGTCGACATCGCTGCCGAGCTTGTTCCAGGCGATCGCGCCGGACTGTCCCAATGGGCGCGTGGTCGCGCCCTTGACGGCCGCGGCCAGCTGCGGCTGGTATTCGTCCCGTGGATGCTTGAGCGTTCCGGCCTTGAGCATGTCGAGGAACCGGCCGCACGCGCGGCCCATCTCCTGCATGTTCGTCACCGTGACCCTCACATGCGCCTTCTTCAGTTCGGGCAGCAGGCTCATAGCGGGCGACTGCGCGTCGATGACCACGCTGGCGGTCTTCGGCCAATGTTCGGCGAGCCAGTCCACGGCCCACATGGTTCCCGCCTGCCGCGCGTCCTTGATGTTCGCCATCTGGACGATGGCCGAACCGTCCGCGTACCGTAGCGCCGCTCCGATGGTCAGCACGCTCCTGTCCGGAGGCATGTCGATGCCGAAGCTCACGGTTCCTCCATCCGGCACGTCGTCGATGGCCGCGGCCTTCCACAGGTCGGGGCTGATGGCGTATGCGGTGGCGGTCTCGTCCCATATGCCAAGCGCCTCACGACGGAATGAATCGTCCGACAGGTTGTTGCGCATGCGCATGATTGCCTGTTCGCTTGTACGTTTCGGATAGCTGGGATTCGCTTTAGCCCACTGTTCGCGGTCGTCCGGATCCGCGTCCTTGTCGGCGGCGAGCTCCACGTAGAGGAGGTTTCCGTCATGGTTCAGCGCATGCATGCGTTTCTCCGTGAACGCCTCGCACTGGTCTCCCGGCTTGGGTGGATTGCCCATATACACGACCAGGGGGTTAGGACTCGTGTTCAAAACCGGAATCATGTTGTCCATCGCGCGCACTGTGAGGATCTGCGCTTCGTCGAACACGGCCACGTCCACGCTGTGCAATCCTCGGCCGAAGCCGTTTTCGCGGGCGCCGAACATGATGCGGCTGCCGGACGTGAACGTGATCTCCTGTTGGCCGTTTGCTCTGCGGATGCGTTCCACGTACCGGCCGAGCACTGGATTGCGCTCCATCTCGCACATGTCCGCGAATGTCTCGTCGCTGGTGCGCGTATGGTGGGCGGTCCAGATGGCTTTCAGGTTCGGTGTGAGTATCGCCTTGAGGAACAACGCGGTGCCGACGGTGAAGGTCTTGCCGATCTGCCTGCAGCTGGACAGCACGGCGCCGTCCGCGCCACACGCATACTTGCCTTCCGCGTTCTTGGCGAACAGAAGCCACAAGAAGCCCTGCTGCCACAAATCGAAACGGATGCCGGCCTTGCGCGCGGCTTTGTTGATTCGAGTGAACTCGCTGCCGACGATGCCTTCCGGCTGGCGGAGGACCTTGGCGATTTCAGACAATCGACGCTCCGACATCGTCCGTCACCTCGTCTTCCTCATCGTCCAGCAGGTCGGTCAGGCCACCGACCTGGAGCGATTCGATGCGTTCGCATACGTCGATGAGCTGGCGGCTGATCGCGGGCAGTGCGTTCGCCGGCGTCGTGGGATCGGCCATGGCCTTGAGCAGCAGGTCACGGTTGTCTCGCAGTATGTCCAGCATGCTGCCGTCCATCATCCGTTCGAAGCTCCGCTGGTCGAGATCCCTTTCCGGCTTCTGTTTCGTTTCCACGGCTTTGACGGGCGGCTTACCGTTCCGGTCCTGTGCGGGCCGATTCTTTTTCCGACGCCGATAGTCTTTCTGCCTGCATTTCGCGGAGCAATATTTCTGTTGGCTGCCCTTACCACTTGGCCTAAATTGCTTACCGCATACTTCGCAAATCATTGCGTTTCCTTCATTCCAAAACCAGTGAGGAACCCGAGTTCTTCGCGCAATCTTGTTGCAGCAGCTTCCGCCCGTGCAAGCGTCTTGAATGGACCTCTCTTGTATGCCTTCCTATTCTTGATAACCTCAACTTGCCATGCTTTTCGATCGTTACGCCAGTAGACACCACGGATTCCGGATTTGCTGTTCTTATTACAGGAAACACGATATTCGGAATTCTCCTGAACCGTTACTGTTCTCAAATGGTCTGGATTAACGCATGAACGGTTGTGACAGATATGATCAATCACCATCCCATCTGGGATAAACATGTTATGAGTCAATGCATATGCGAAGCGATGTGCCGGAACGGACGTCTTTGCCAGACGGAATGTGCCATATCCCTTTGGGTGATGAGCACCGTTCCATTCCCAACATTTACTAGGGTCAGTGCTTCTGAAGTATTTATTAAATCGTTCTATGTCAGATGCTGACGCTTTGAAAAAGGCCATATTCCGCCTTTCATTCAACGTATGCGTAACACAATTCGTTACGCTTAAATTTCAAGAGAAATATCGGCACTGCACCCGAGGCTACCCCAAGGGGGTATGGCCGGGTACCCTGCCCTGGTATCGGAGTCAGATGCCGAACGTTTTGAACGGCATCGAGCTTGATTTGATGTCCTGTTTGCCGGCCAGCAGCGCTCGTGCGTGTTCGTCTGTCTTGTCGCTCTTGAGCCTGTTGCATCTGCGGTGCGTGAGCCTGCAGTTAGTGAAGCTGTATGGATCGCCGCCGCGTGAGACCGGTATGAGTTCGTCTACTTCGGCGCTCATCGGATGTGGTGTCTTCAATGTCTTGTCGACTGGCTTGCCGCAGATGGCGCACACATCGTATGCGGCCAGCACTCTTTGCCTGAGCATGCGCCGCCGGTATCCGTTGCTGACACGCTCGTTGCGCCGCTTGCTCATGTGGCCTCCCCGCATGTATGAGCCCCGATGTGTCATGGATGCATCAATGATTATCTTCGCCGTTGGCTTGCTGGAATGCCGGTATAGGGGCTCCCGTATATGGACACTCCCGTGTCTTGTAGGGGCTCCCCATCATCTGCGAATACCCCTACCCCGGGTTTGTTTCATGGGTGCCTTCGGCGGGATTCGAACCCGCGTCCACACGCGGCCACAAGGAAGAGAATCCAATAAAGACTCGCGGCCGGTACGATCTACCACTGATTCCTACGAAGGCATACCGGCAGGCGGATTTGAGCATCACCGCATCACGGAAGCACGGGATTGGCTTGCCTGCCACATTGGGGTATGTCCACTCTGACGGGAGTGGGCGGAGCGTGTCCGATATGCCGTTCGGACAGGACGGGATATAACCCAAGGAGTTAGGAGAATCCATCGGTGGATATGAAAAGGGTTCAAACCGTTTTCCGGTTTGAACCCTTTAATCCACTGACAATTCTGCCTTGCACTTTGAAAAGTGTCAAATCACGTCATGCCGGGCGAGGCGCGCGTGTACGTCGGACAGGCGGTACAGCGGCTGTCCCTTCTCGTTTCTGCCGGCCGGTTGGATCCTGCCGCGCTTGCGCCACGAGTAGATCGTGTTCACGCTGCATTGGAACCCGCATTCGCGCAGCAGCTCAGCACACTCCCCCGCCGTGAACGCCCTGCCCGATTCGATGCACTCCCGCAGGAAACCCAATCGCACATCGACCACGCGATAAGCGTTGCCGCACACCGGACAATCAACACTTACCGCGCCGACCTCCGCACTCAGCTCCACTCCACACAGAGGATTCAGGCACCTGCCGATACCGTGCCTGGATGGCGGCACGTCGATGATGCCCAGCGTCTTGCGCACCAACCGCTCCCAGTCATGCCAGATCAAACCGATGTCCGGCAGTCGGTTCAACCGCTGGCATGACCAGCATGCCTTGAGCATATCGACGATGGACGGGACCGCGATGCTTGTGGCCCATGGCATGGCCGGCGGCGCATACAATCGACACCACAACGCCGTCACCGCATCCTCGATCTCCTGCAGATGGTCAACGACCGAGAGTCTGATCGGCGTGGGCGCGGACTGCAGGTTGACACGTCCAGGCTGGTGGCCTCCGTAATGCGCCGTCGAATCCAGGAACTCGCGCAGGGCTTGGATCCATGACGGATAGTCGTGGATCCATCCCCTCAAAGTGGTCTCGCACTTGTCGCACATCGTGGCTTGGATACGGCACTCCCCGCCACACACACTACATGTTGTGGTTGCTTCCCGTTTTTCGCCCATATGTTGCGATTCTAGCATTTCGTCCATCCTGAATCGAACATTAGTTCCATTTCGGGTATTCCCGCCCACGGGTCCGGATTGTCGGGATCCGGCCGCATCGTCGGGAACCCCTCAAGGGTCGAATAGTGGAATTCACTTCCGCTCATGTCGGCGGGTTTGACGCTGATGGGCATGAGCCCGCATTCATGCGCGCCGAGATACATTCCGTCCGGGCTGATGCCGAGCGGTCCCGCGACCGTCTCCAATCTGATCGTGTCCGTCTGCGCGATGCGGCGGATCCGGATGAGCTGCCGGCCGAGGATGATCGCGGTGACCAGGTCGTCGCCGGCGATGATGCCGGCGTCCCATGACTGCCAGACCACGTCACGTTCGCTGAAGATCCACCGTCCGCATGAGCAGACGGCCGGCACGAGGTGCGCCGGATTGCCCGGCGGCGCGAGCCGGCGCATCCACAATGGTGGTTTACGACTCATCCCGCCACCAGTCGACGAGGTCGGTGATCTTCCAAGCTGTTTCGAAAAGCATCAGCATGACGAATCCCAGGATGAGCCCGGACACCTCATCGAGAAGACCACCAAGTTTTCGGATGATTCCCATCATGATTCCTACCCTTATCCGAGGCTTCGTTTGATCGATTTCCAGATCTGGTCGAGTTCGCCGTCCGGCAGACCGCTCACACGGCCACGCTGGAACAGATCGGCCTGGATCTGCCGTTCGCTCTCCGGATGGTTCTTCAGCCTTCCGTACGCCCAGGCGTGCAATGTGCTGTTGCGTTGGCCTTCCGGCACCGGGCTCATGTCCGGCACGCCATGCGATCGGGACGCGGCCGGCCTGTCGGCCATGACATCGTCCAGGCTCAACGACGGAGCCTCCTGCTTTGGCTCGTTCGTGTATCCGAAATCCTTGAGCATGCGCATGACCGCATCACTCGCCTCCGGCACCACGCCCGCCGGCAGATCAACCAGCTCATACCGGTTCCCATCGATGACACTGCCCGGACCAATCACATAGCCCTTGTTGCTGACGCGCAGGTCAATTGGCAGATTCTGCTCATGCACAGCGTTCTTCAGCAAGCTCACATCCATGCCTGCCGGCATGCGATAATACAAGTGCACGCCATGCGGAGTCCTGGTCACCAACGTGGCCGGCAACGCCTGGGAACCGTAATCGCCAGCCAACGCCTGCAGACACTGCCAACCATCAGGACCATCAGCCTCAGAAGGCTTGTCACAATCGATGACGAAACAGTCGCCAAGCGGAATGACGGCATAACGAGTCATCTTGTCGGTGATGAAAGTCGAATCCGTGTGGCTCTCGTCCGACGGATTCAACCGCTTCCACGACAGCGACACCTTCCCATCGACCGGACCACCAGTCTTTCGCGCCTTGCCCTCGCATGGCGCGAAACCGACATTGCCAGCCAACGCGGATTCGACGATGCCGGCCAGATCATGACAGTCGCCCACATCATCCAACGTTTTAAGACTGTCGCGGTTCGGCTTCGACAATGCCGTCTGCCACCAAGTGTCGGCAGGCTCCGTCTCGTTATCGAGAGCGGCCTTGCGATACACTCCGAAACGATTCTGGTCGACGACGCGCACCACACGGCATTGACCGCCCGGCAGCGCCTTGGTCTTCGAATTCTCCAAGCCCAGCACGTCCATCAAAGACTGCGGCACCGCCGTGTGAAACTCCTTGCGATAGTCGTTCCTGGAAGCGACTGGCACGCCATACTGTTCATCGTTCGACGCGATCTCACTGATCAGCCAATACATCTCGTCACTGATGGTGCGAGCAGGACTAAGATTCACAATCTCCGGCTCATCCGAACGCTCCCACAAGCGGCACGACAGCACGAAGAACGCTGCGGGATGCCGATGGCAGAACCCCTCGATCGCATGATATTCGTCATACGAGCGGCCTTTCGACTGGTGGAATTCGACCTTAATGAAACGACGCGTATCGGAATTCTCGCCTGAATCGGCGAACTGCATGTTCGTCAGAATCAGCAATGTGGCCGATGGCGTCATCACACGATAACGGCCGCCCGTGACGCGGGCGTTCACCTGCGAGCCTGTCGAGAGTGCACGCAGCAATGGCAGCATGTCCTCCGTGACAGCGCAAGCCTCATCGTCAATGGCGAAAGCCTTGCCGTCCATCTCATCATTCATCGACTCGCGCCCCAGAGTGTAGCCACCGCCAGTGCAATAGCCCTGCACACTGAAACCAGGAAACACTTTCCCGACTCCAAGCACGCCAAGGATCGCCTGGCGGGCGATCAGCGTTTTCCCGTCACCACCATGACCAGACAGTACGTATGACAATTGTTTGAATGGCTCAAGCCATGGCGTCGCGAACATTCGGCAAAGATTCGCGCAGGACTTCTCATCGACGGTCAACCATTCGAGAATGCGCTTCGCATCCCTCAATGCCTGATTGCCCATTCCTGCCGGTGAGAATGTCTGCGTGACCGCAATATCCGGCTCATCCTGCAGACAGACGATTCTTCCTTCACGGCGCACCCACACGCATGGGTCGCAGCGCACGCCGCGTTCGACTTGGTCGAACCATTGGCTTCGCTTCGCCTCGCGAAGAATCGTCGCACTGTAGAGCGGATTACGCTCACTGCTGCGCGCGTTCGTGCCGATATGGTATTCATCCTCGATGGTTTTCACGGGATGCCATGAATTGAGGATGAGCCTTTCGCCCTCATGGTCGGACGTGTCTGGGTCTCGACGCCAGAGCCTTTGCTGTGACGGGCAGTAGCGAAGATGCCCTTCGCGGAGCTCCCAGATGGCTTTTTGATAGCCGGCGGCCACGACTGGGATTTTCTTGCGATGTTCGGTGGCAGTATCGCCACCATCGCAGATAAGTTCAAGGTTGCGGCCATCGATGGTCGCAATGATCGTGCGGTCGTTCGCCGGCGCGAAGGTGAGTGCGAGCAGGTGGAAGATTCCCGCGAATTGCGCTGGCAGGTCTTCAGTGGGAATGGGCGAGTATTTGCTGTAGTTTCTCGTTTTTCACCTCCTTTTTTGCGGGGACGGTTGCTCCCCTATACACACAACACAAAAAACAACAAAAAAGACATATATATAAAACACTTTGTCCTTTTGTCCTTTTTCTATATATGGTTGATTTTTCGTCCTTTTTGGGTGGACTTTGCCTATGTCCCCCTGTGTCCACCACGTCCCCGCAGTGACGTTTTCGATTAGCGAGACGTCACTGCAGGGATGTGGTGGGGACGTTTTCCTATTTTTTAGAATTCAGGCTCTTGTCCGCTGCCCGCGCCGAGCGCGTTGACGACCTGGTCGACCGTTTTGCCGAGCAGTCCGGCTATCTCCTGCACGTTTTTTCCGGCGGCCTGCAGTTGGGCGGCCTGCTGTCGTTCCTGCATGGTCAGGCCTGCGGGCTGGCCGATGGTGACTGGCTGGCCGTACTGCGGCTGCGGCGCATACTGTTGCGGGGCTGCGGCCTGCGGGTCGTTCATCGCGGTGTTCAAGTCGGCCGTCTTTTTCGGTGTGACGACGTAGTCGTAGATTTTCGCGTCGTTGTAGCCGCGGGTCTTCGCGGGCTGGGTGCGGGCGAAAGTGGCTTTCAAGTGGTCTCCGACGTTCGGATGGTCGCCGACTCCAGCCTGACGGCATGCGAGACGCAATTGGCCGATGTTGTAGCCTTTTACGTACACGCCTCGAATGCCGGAGTCTCCGACGCGATTTGGGTCTTGCAGTGTGGTCTGCAGGTGGATGACGACCTGCGGCTTCGGCTTGCCGTTGGGATAGTAGAGGGGTTCGCCGGTGGTGAAGTCGGTCTGCTGTTCCGCGCGGATTTCGACGATCTCGCCTTCCACGCTGGTGCCGATCGGATCGTCCTTGCTGAACGCGCTGGGCGCGCCGCCCTGCATCACGTCGTCAAGGCTTAACGATTCGGCGGACTGCTGCTGCGCCTGTTGTGGCCGGTAGCTGGCTCCGCCTTGCTGAGTGAATCCGCCACCATAGTTTTGCGTTCCGAACATTGTGTTTTTTACCTTTCTGTTTTCCTGTAGGTGGATTCCAGCAGGCCGATGGCCTGCCGCCATTTGTCCGGCAATGCCGGATATTGGTTTTCGTTGAGTTCGGATAGTTGTCCGAGCTGGTCGTCCGGCCAGCTGCCGCATTGGAAGCAGTGGGTCGGACTGGTTGGCAGAGCGTGTATCCACGCGTCGCGCATTTCGGTTCCATCCTCTTGTTCGATGAGGTCGAGGAGGTTGGCGATGAGTTGCGCGCGGCTGAGCGCCCACCGTCCGGGTTTCGGGTCGAAGTCGAATTCGATCGGCAGTGCGTCGGCCAGGCTGACGCTGTTCCTGGGCAGGAAGTAGATGGCGTTCCTTTTGCAGGGTTCTCCGTCGTTTTCCAATCCGATGCCGTACAGGCTCGCCTGGATGCGATATTGTTGGCTTGGACCGTTGGCTTTGACGTTGCGAATTGTGGTGGGGCCGGTGATTTTCCAGTCGATGGTCGTGTTGTTTTCCGCGTCGTACAGGTCGATGCTGCCGTGGATGAGCTGATGGCCGTGGAGTCCGTGGATGCTGCCCACGTCGACGTGTCTTTCGGCTTCGAAGCGTTTCACGGCCCATGGTTCTCCTCCATCGTCGTCCGGGACGGTGAATTCGTCCTTGCGCTTGTTGAACAGGTGTTCGAATCGTTCGTGGACGCATGTGCCGATGAATGGCAGCCATGCGGCCGACTGGCGTTTCTCCCATCCGGCGAGTCTGGCGGCGAGGCAGTGGAGGCAGTCGGTGCCGAGTTCGCTTGGCCCGATCTCCTTTTGCAGGCTGCGTGGCTGGTTGGCGATGTGCGCCTCGATGATCAGGCGGATTTCCTTCCATTCGTCCGATTCCCGCGAAGCGGATGGTGTGGCATCGACGTGCGCGGTGCCCATGTTGGCGTTCATGACTGTTTCAAGGTCGAGTTGTGAGCTCATATCCCACCCTTCCGCATTCCTCGTCGAGACGGGCCCAGAGGAAAGCCGCCAAGTCCCCCGCCTCTTGTGTGTCGATGATGTAGGCTTCGTCCATGAATCCGGGCGCCTTGTCGTAATGGTCGAGCGTCTTGCTGAGCGCGCGGCCGACCGCCTCCTGGCTGATTGGAACGCGCGTCATTCGACCACCAGACTTGCCGCACCGGTCTTCACGCACCCGCGCAATGCTGGCTCGCCGACCTGGCTGACGATTTCGGACAATGCCTTCGGTTGGATCCGATAGCAGTCGGCGTACTGTTGCACAGGAAAGCGCCGTTCGAATGCTCTGGCATCGAGGTTGCGCTTGCCTTTCCGGATTTTCACGGTCAACGGTCCGGCCGCGTATTCGCCGGGCTCGCGGTCTTCCATGAGTTCGGCTTTCAATCCGTCGGCTTCTTCCTGCAGGTCGGCGATGCGGCTTTTCAGTTCCACGTACCGTTTGGCCAATGTTTCGAGGTTCTGCGCGCTCATTTGCTTGTTCCTTTCACGATGATGCTGGTTTTGGTGGGGATGACGCTGGTCTGGTGGTGCGGGTAGGAGCGTCGGTGCGTTTCCACGACGTCGAACGCGGGCGTGGTTCGCATGGCCGGCCCCAATGGTCCGCACGTGCGGCAGTACGGCATGTGTCCCATCTGCTTGCTCATTCCACGTCCTCCACTGTCGATTGCGTCATGCTGTCGTCTTCGGTGGCGGGATTCGTTTCCTCGTACCGTCGGCTGATGATCACGGTGTTGCAGGTCCTTGGATTGCGTAGGAGCCGGCTGATGGCCGCGCCTTCCTTGACGACGTTCTGGCAAATGTCGATGCATTTCGCGACAGTTCCGGCAGGCGTGCCCATCAGACCCTTCTTTTCGATGGTCTGGTCCGCTTTGTCGATGAATGCCGCGGCTGCGTCGCCGATTTTGCTGGCCGCCGGGTAGAGGCTCGCGAGGTCGGCGCTCATGTCCTCGTCGTCGATGAGGGTCTGCACAACGTATTCACTGGTGTTTTTCATGGTGTTTTCTCCTATCTGGGTATGTATTCCTGTTTGAAATAGATGCTTGCCTGTGTGTGTGGCGTGTATGGCTGGCCGTGCCATGTGAGCGGATCGCCGCTTTTCCGTTTGCGTGGCCTGCCGTGCGTGCCAAGCACGTACTGGTCGGGACGATGCACGTGCACGCTGGCTTCGATGATCTGCCGGTCGTCCATGTAGGCGACGCCGTTCAACGCGTCGGTGAACAGTTTCGCCAGATTGTCCCAGTCGCGTCCGCGCCGTGTGGCCGTCCAGAATGTGAGCGTCAGGCAGACTGGCCCTTCGTAGGGTGGCAGGCGGGGATACTGGTTGCGCCATTCCGAGTACACGCGGTTCTCGGCCTCCCGGGTTTTCGCCGGGGTGATGCCGTGTCCCTGGTAGACGCGTGGACGGCCTTTCGACTGCGGGTCTCCCGGCACGGTGAGTTCGCACACCATTGGCCATTCCGGCAGGCTTAATGTTTCGAGACTCAATCCAGGTCACTCCAATCGGGTGTTCTGCCGGTGGCGAGGAAGCCTCCGCGTCGGGTCCGCGCGTTGACGAGCAATCCCATGCCGGCGAGCCTGTGCACGTCGCCCATCACGGTGCTCCGGGGGATGTTGAGCCGTGAGGCCACCTTGTGGCTGCTGGGCGTCACCCCTTCCATCTGCAGTGCTACGGTCGTCTCGTACACGCGTTGGATGCGTGGCTTCACGTCGATGTCACGCCGGGTGCGGCGTCTCATCCGCGTGATGTACTCGCGTTCGTCGTGGATGAGCCGGTCGAGGTCGATGCCGGTCTCCTGGCTCCATGTCTTCGGCGAAGTGTGGTGGCCGTGGCTTCGGGATGCGCCGTAGCGGATGCTGCCACGGTTGACCGGAGCGTACTTCGCGTGCAGTTGGAGGCTGGTCGCGCCGCTAGGCATCACTGTCCTCCTCCATGCCGTCGTCCCTGGACGCGAACCGCACCACCAGCCACAACGCGGTGGCGAGATACACGCCCTCGACCACAAGCGCGCCCACAAGGCTACCGCCATGCCAGGTGAGCATGAGCGTCACGCTGGCGACGAGGCCGACGACCGCGAGCAGGAACTTGACCCTGCGCAGCGGATAGTTCGGCCGTTTCGCCTCGCGTTCCTTCCGGTCCTCGATACGGAAATCGTTGTCGGTCATCTGGTGCCTCCCGTTTCGTTGTGGAGTTGGTAGTCGAATGTCTCAAGCTCGCCCGCGGTGATGGATGCGAGCGTGCAGGCGCCGTCGGGCAGGAGTTCCACGAGTTGGGCCCCGCCTTTCGGACTGATGCGAACCGCGTATCCGCTCATGCCAAGCATGACGATGCTCGCCTTCGGCGGTTCGGGTGGCGTCAGCAGCGTTTCCACGTCGATTCTCCTAAGCGTCATCACAGCTCCTTGTTGATCGTGTCGACGATGAGATCCACGAGACCGGTGACGTCAAGGTCGACGTAGCCGACGATGTGGCCGAGAGGCCTCATGGCCTTAGCATCCCCATCCGCGAACGCGTGGACCAGTTCGCCCCGTGTCTCGAATTCGTCGAACACTGCCTGCACGCAGGCCTTGCGAATCGTTTTCATGCCGACTCCTTTCCCTCGTATTCACATGTGCTCTGGTAGAGGTGTTCCTTGAAGTAGGCGATCATCGGCTCCTTCGGATACATGACGGTCCGTCCGACCTTCACGAACTTCGGGCCGATTCCCGCACCACGCCAGTACGCCAAGGTGCCCTCCTTGATGCCGCAACGGTCCGCGATGTCCTTCGTCGTGTTCATCGGTTTCAGGACCTCAGCGAGCGCAGCGAACGTCGTATCGTCTTCCATCACGCGCCTCCTTTGCGTATGTAACGCCGGGCGGCGTTAGGAGAACCGCCCAGCCCCCTCCTAAAATCGGTGTCATCCCGCATATGCGACGTGCAGGCCGAACAGTTAGGAGAAGAATCAATGAATGGGTTATGGGTGACCATCGCTGGATGGGTGGTGACTATCGGCGTATCCGTCGCCGGTTGGGTCATCACCGGGAGAAGGGCCGCGAATAGTGGGAGGACCGATACGGAAAGGTTCGAAAGACGTCTCTCGCTGTTCTCGGAGCAACTGGACGCCATGCGGGACTCTTCGGATTCGCTGCATAGGCAGGTCAATCTATTGGAACGCAAGGTGTCCGTTCCGGACTGGGTCATCGAGCATCCAAGTCCGAGCCCGAACAACGTCATGTTCGTGATCAGGAACCGCAACACGTTCGACGCGTATGACGTGCGCTTGGAGGCCGATGGGTGCGAACCGGTTGTGTTGGGCGACATGGCAAAGGGGTCGTCGCGCAAGTTCGAGTTCGTCGCCGCCGTTCTTGGGCGAGCGGATAATGTCATCATCAGTTGGCTCGATTCCCCGCAGGCGACGGAACGTATGGGCCTGCCGATGGCGATGCCGGAAAGACGATAGCCAGGAAGTGGCGCAGTGCGTCGCCTTCGAGCTCGATCATTTCAGTCAAGGTCACGTATGCCTTGCCGTCCAATATGTCCACATGGATCGGATGCTCACTGGGGTCGAAGAGCGTTCTCCCGCTCACGCCCAGAGCGTCCTCGAGTTCTTTGGGCGCGCAGTCGATGTCGGTGATATCGAACGACGTGTTCATTTCAGTTCTCCTCCTTGCTGTTGGCATTGTTGGCTGTCGCGTTTTCCAGCGCATCGGCGAGCGCCTGATTCTGTTCTTCGATCGCTTCCGTCGGCGAGCGCTTAACAAATTCACTCTTTTTTTCTTTGACAAAGAAGTCGCTGACGTCACATCCAACGACTTCTGAAATTTGATGCAATTCACGAACTGTGAATGGCGATGACGCTGGATACTTGAGCCTCCTTGTCAATGTGACTCGTGGAATTCCTGATTTCTCCGATGCTTCGGAAATGCTGAATTTTGCGCGGGAAAGAGCTTTGCCAACTCGTCTTGCGACTGTTGCTGAGTACTTCATGCTGTCCATGCTTTGCATAGTAGTGCCCATTTGGGCAGTATGCAAGTACAACACGCCCAAATGGGCAGTTGATAGCAGAATTTCAGTCGCTATACTGTCCATATGGACATTAATGAAGCGACTGCAAAGGCAATTGCCGCAGAACGATCTGCAGCAGGATTAACCATTAAAGATCTTTCGGAGAAATCTGGCGTGCCGGAGCGCACTCTAATCAGAATGCTGAAAAATGAGCGCGACATAAAGGTGACGCAAATCGCTCAACTTTCAGAAGTCTTCGGAATCAATCCACATGAACTCATTGAAGAGGCTGAAAAATTTGTCGACCGTGCTAACCGCGCAAAGGCCCGCGAGCGCGAGTTTCGGGTCACGGATGAGCTGGTTGACCGTATCGCTTCCCGTCCGGAGGATTTCGGCGTGGCTGCCAACGACGATCCGAACAAGGCACTTGAAGCCGAAACGCCAAGAGATTGAATTTTTAATGCAAATCAACCAAGGAAAGAAGGAAACCATGTACAGGAAGACAATCGCAACGGCCGTCGCCGGTCTGCTCATTCTCGGGCTTGGCGCATGCGGCAACGCCAGTGACGCCAAAACCGCCGACGCCGGCAGCACGAGCCAATCGCAGACGACGAAGAAGCCAGCAGAGAAGAAGCCGGTAGAACAGCCTGCGGATCTGACCGGCACATGGAAGCAGACCAACTCCGGCAGCACGGATTCCTGGATGGAGGCCGAGATCACGGCCGACACGATCACCGTCCAGTGGGTCAGCGACAACGGCGATACGAAGAGCCTGTATTGGAAGGGCTCCTACAATGCGCCGGACAAGGCCGGCGACTGGAAGTGGACGAGCCAGGGAGACACCGCGGCGATGCAGGCGTCCCTGCTCGGCTCGCAGGACGCCACCAAAGACTTCACCTACACCAAGGCGGACGGCGTCAGCTGGGAGACCACCGCGATGGGCACCACCACAGTGGTGAAGACCGCCAAGCAGTGAGCGATAGGCTCAGCAAGCCGCTCAAGGCGGGAGCTCCAAGGAACTGGGTCTGCGCGCGTCATACGCGGATTGAACTATTAGAAATAACCGAATAGTTCAAAACCGTTGGAAACATCAACAACAGACCATTTTGTTGACGTCAACAAGATGGTTGTGGAATCGGAAGGAGACAAGCATGGCGGACGAACCACAGGAAGGCCGGATAATCCTCTACCAAGAGGACGGGCGCAACGTACCAGTCGAAGTCACGTACTGGCGGGAGACGTTCTGGCTCACACAGCAGAAAATGGCAGAATTGTTCAATGTTACCGTGCCGACCATCAACGAGCATTTGAAAAACATCTTCTCATCCGGCGAACTGACAGAGACGTCAACCATTCGGAAATCTCGAATAGTTCGACAAGAAGGTTCTCGCCAGGTATCAAGAGAAATCTCTTTCTACAATCTCGACGCAATCATCGCCGTCGGATACCGCGTCAACAGCAGACAGGCCACACAATTCCGCCAATGGGCCACCGGCATCCTACGCGAATACATCGTCAAGGGATTCGCCCTCAACGACGACATGCTCAAGAACGGCAGACCGTTCGGAGACGACTATTTCGAGGAACTGCTCGACCGCATCCGCGACATCCGCACCAGCGAGCGTCGGTTCTGGCAGAAGGTCACCGACCTGTTCAGCGAGGTCAGCTACGACTATGACCCGAACTCGCAGACGGCTAGGGACTTCTTCGCCAGCTGCCAGAACAAGATGCACTACGCCGTCACCCATCAGACCGCCGCCGAAATCGTCATGGATCGTGTGGACGCCGGCAAGCCGAACATGGGATTGACTACTTGGAAGGGCGCTCCGAAAGGACATCCACGGTCCACGGACGTGACCGTGGCAAAGAACTATCTGAACGAACGCGAGATGAAGGCGCTGAACACGCTCACCACCGGTCTGCTGGACCTCGTGGAGGCACGAGTACTGAACCACACCCTCACCAGCATGGAGGAATACGCCACGCTGATCGACCAGTACATCTCCCTGTCGGGCATGCCGTTGCTGGAAGGCAAAGGCAACCGTGGACACGAGCAGATGAGACGCAAGGCCCTCGACGAGTTCCACAAGTGGGATGCGGCACGAGAAAGCGATTTCGACAGGTTCGCCAAGGGATTGGACGGAACTGGACGGTGAACGACGCCACATTGACGTCCTGGTCGAAGACACTGGGCGTGCGAGTGGAGGAACGCCGGCTGGCCGGAGACAGGTGCGGGATCTACTACGATCCGCTCCGCCTCATCATCCTCGACGAACGGCTGGCCGGATTCCAACGCCGCTGCACCTTGTGCCACGAGCTCATCCATGCCAGACACCACGACCCCGGCTGTGGCAGCCAATACGGGGTCAAATGCGAGCGCCGTTGCCGTAGGGAGACCGCGCTGGCGTTGATCAGTCCGATGGATTACGGCATGGCCGAGGAGATTTATGAGGGCGCGGCGTGGCCGATGGCGGTCGAATTGGGTGTGACGGTGCAGGTGCTGATGGACTACCGGCAGCTGCTTCATGATTCCGGCGTGTGCATGCAATAGTTATACGCCTTTATACGTGCTTATAGAGCCTTATACCCCTTCGGATTCCTTATAAAAAATGACCCCGGCCACCCGCATACCGCGAGCGCCGTGGTGAAGAACATGTGGGAAGAAGCGTCATGAAAGTGACCATTGATGATTTGTGGCTCAAGAATGACGATGATGGCAATCCGCCGAGTCGCGCGGCCAAACGCTCTTTGGCTAACTCACGCGATCCGATGAAGGCCAATGTGCCTGAGAAGTGGCGTAAAAGCCGTTATGGAGTCGGGATGCGCTGGCGTTGTCATTGGACCATCGTCAAGGACGGTAGGCGTGTGCAGAGGGTGAAGCAGTTCGCCAGGCTCGCCGAAGCGCAGGAATATGCCGCGGCCATGGAGGACGACATCAGGCGAGGACGTTACCGCGATCCTCGTCAGGAGCTTCGTGTCCTGGATGATGTGGCCGGCGAATGGCTCGCGTCGAAGGTTGATCTGAAACCCGGCACCGCAGGCCGGTATGCGAGGGAGCTGCGCCTGTACATCCTGCCCAAATGGGGTGGCATGACGTTGCGGGAGCTGCGCCCTGACATGCTGCAGGAGTGGGTCGGCCAGCTCATGGACGGTGGTTATCCGGCCGCGTTGCCGGACGGGCGTGATTCGAAGCCGCTGAGCGCGAGGAGCATCCGCAATATCATGAAAGTCGTCCTCAAGGGCATCTTTGACTACGCCGTCTCGAACGGGTGGATCGGTGAGAATCCTGTGGACAGGGTCACCGTGCCGAAGATCGTCTCCGACGATGACATGGTGTTCCTCTCGGTCCGCGAGGTCGAGTTGCTCGCGGACGAGGCGGAGAAGATCGGGAAGCCGGTGGACGGTCTGCTGGTCAGATGGCAGGCCTATACGGGATGCCGCATAGGCGAATCGCTTGCCCTTAAGGTCGGTGACGTGGACGTGGACAGGCGGCGCGCCAGGATAGGCCGCACATGGACTGACGACGGGCACGGCGGCAGCATGCTCGGCACCCCGAAGAACGGCAAGGCCCGCAACATCGCGATACCACGGTTCCTTATGCCGCAGATCAAGGCGCAGATGGATGGCATGGGTGATGACGACTGGCTGTTCCGTGCCACCCGTGGTGGGAACGTCTGGACGAACACGTGGCGGACAAGGATATGGAACAAGGCCGTCAAAGCGGCCGGCATGGAGGACGCGGGCGTGACCATACACAGTCTGCGCCACACATACGCGAGCTTCGCGATCGCCCAGGGCGCGGACGTGAAGACCCTGCAGATGCAGCTCGGCCATTCCTCTCCCAGCATCACATTGAACACCTACACGGCGCTCTGGCCGGAACGATTGGACGACGTGGCCGACGCGATCGGAGCCCTCCGCGAGCGCGAACTCGTGTGA